TTTCTCTTGTCGCCCTCTTTTTCTGGTTTGGGTACGCCATACTTTTCCAACTTTATGATTTTTATATCACAAGTATATTGGTCATAGTATCTTTGTGCATATGCCTTATGAACAGTTGTGCTCATAGTATGCTGCATTCCATATAGGTTCGCTGGAGCCTCAATGGGAGCTATGATGTAATCTTGCCAACACCTAAAGAATTTAAAGGGTAGCGAGTCTGCATCACAGAAAAAACTCACGTCAAGTTCATTGAACACTTTGGCAGATGCCATCTTTTGTATGATACCTTTCTTGCCCATCTTATAATCAGAAGCAGACATGGTAACACCAGGCACCTGTATTTCATTACACAACATATTCAATTGATAGTTAACAAGATCATTCTTACTAATACCAGTGGCTTCTTCTAAGTTATCCTTAAAATGCTTGGCAAGAGTATATCCCTCAGTTGCATCAGGATTACTGATCTGAAAAGCATATAAGTTGGACGCAGAAATACCACCAGTTCGTTTCAGAACATTTTGCTGAAACTGTGCGATAGTAAATCCCTTAGAGATATCCATTAATAAATACTGAATATGGTGTGACCATCTTTATTTATCATGGCATACAAAGGAAAATATCGAGTAAAGAACTATCGTAAGTACAAAGGTGATCCTACCTCTGTAATATATCGTTCTCTCTGGGAGAAAAAGTTCATGGATTACTGCGATAAGAACCCTAATGTAGTCGAATGGTCATCTGAAGAAATAGTAATCCCGTACAAAGATCCCGTACAAAAAAAGATTAGGCGGTACTTCCCTGACTTCTATATGAAGGTAAAGGAAGCAAATGGAAAGACCCAATCTTACCTCGTAGAGGTTAAACCGAAGAAGCAAACACAACTTCCGAAGAAACCTTTGCAACGCAAGAACCAAAAAGCGTACTTATCGGAGGTAATGACCTATGCCACAAACACAGCTAAGTGGAAGTCAGCAGAACGCTACTGCAAAGACAGACTCTGGAAATTCAAACTCATCACAGAACACGAGCTCGAAATTTAGTGAGTATGTAGCCTCAATAGAAGGCAAAAAACTATCAACGACTAAGATAAGACAAGAAATATTTCTCTCGCTATATGATAATGCAACAGAAAACCCATCAGTGGGTAAGTGGTATCTGTTTGAATATGACCCAAAATTTAAAGATCAATTGAAAGTTTGGGATCAATATCCCCTAGTACAGGTGATGGAATTCAAGAAAGGTAACCTTTTAGGAGCGAATATACATCACTTAAAGGCAAGAGCTCGACTTGGTGCTATAAATAACAACAGATTTCCACAATCTATTTTACGTTATTACATTCCAAAGAAGGCAGACGGGTTATTCTTTGAAGTTGATGATTTGGATGTCCCTGTCCTAAGTCAATTCCCCGTAGAAAAATTACATCGCAATAGATAATGTTCGGCAACAATAACCAAGCACAAAACGATGCATTTGGTCTGAACGAAGATGATACAATACTTGAATACCCAAGAGGTATCTCTCAAGTTCCTTATGCATCATTCTTAAAGATAACCAGATACGAATATCAAGAAGCACTTGAAAAAGTTGCTGCTAACTCAAACGATGCACTTGGTGCGTATGCGAGAAGTGGTGTGATGAAGAATTTAGTGAATGCTACCACTAGCGTAGCATCAACGATATACAATGGTGCAGAATTTAATGCAGACTATGATTATAATAGGATGCAGAATGAAATTGATGATTCAGGAGAGATAACAAGTAAGAAGTGGTGGGATCCACTTAACGTATTCAGTTCTCAAGGTGAAACAGAAGTACCAGGTGGTGATAAAGAGATAACCCTCCCCAATGGAGAGACTACCACATGGAACGCATTGAGGAATGAGAAAAACGAAGATTGGAACAACAGACGCAAAGGTCTAGCAGCATCAGATCTATTCGTAGCATTGCCAGAAGAATTTCAATACAGTTACAAAGCTGACTGGGGTAACACCTTCAAGATGGGTACTATGGCACTTATGGCAGATAGTGCTGCTAAGTTTGCTGCATTAGGTGCACTTGGTGCAGGTGCAGGTGCAGGTTTCACTTATGCTATGGGTCAATTGCAAGACATGGCTGGTCAAGCAGGTGATATACCTGGCGTTAATATAGACCAATATGCACAGAACATGGCTCAAGGTGCACAGATGGCAACCAACCCGTTTAAGGTGAACGACTCCTTAAACCCTACTAACATTGCAGGTCTTGGTGGTATGGCACCGAATGAAAATGCTATACAGATGTTCTCTCGTATGGGATTTAGATCATTTAGTTTTACTTTCTCCTTTGCTTCACGTAATCCTAAGGAATCACAAGAAATACAAACAATCATTGAATGGTTCAAACGTGGTATGCATCCTGGTTCATCAAATGGTAAAGGTTCTGCAGTTATGCTTACCTTCCCAGATGTATTTGTATTGGAACCCATGTTCATGCCCGTAGATGAAACAGTTGATAATACTGGAAAGGTAAAATTAAAAGTAGCTGAAGAACCAATACAACATCCCATGATGCCAAAGACAAAGATATGTGCTTTGACAAATTTAACAGTGAACACCACACCGATGAGTGCAATCAATACTATCTTTGATGGTTCTATTCCTCTTGTTACTGTTGAACTTACATTTGATGAGACAACTGCTCTTACCAGAATGGATATGGAAGGTGCAAGAACTAGAGTTAATAATGGTGTTGACAAAGGATTTGTTGCAGCATCCAACATGGCCAATCACCCAGACATCGGATACTAATGTTAAAAGCACTACCCGACTTACTATACAACTTTGGACAATCAGCTCTTGATCCTCAGTTTTTGGTAACTAAAAATATATGGAGACGTGGTGAAATACTCGCTGAGTATAAGTCATCACTTGCTATGTTTGATGAGTATATTGTCGCAAATGGTGAGAGACCAGAGGATATTGCTTTTAAATTATATAAGAACCCATTTTATAACTGGGTATTATTGGTAATAAATGATATCACTAATTACCACGAGCAATGGCCAAAGTCAACTTCACAGTTGCAAGAATATTGTTCTGCTAAGTATGAAAATCCCGAAGCAACTAAGGATTATGTGACCTATGAAGTTAAGAATGGTACTCAAGTAATTGTACCTGCAGGTAAGGTAGTTCCATCAACATTCCAAGTAGTATTTTGGAACGGTACGACAACTGTTACTGCTAACCCTGTAGCATCACGTACCTTCTATCAATTTGAAGAACAAGTCAATGCAGAAAAAGAACGAATTCAGTTAGTTAAACCAGAATTCGTTGAAGATTTTGTTGAGCAATATTATATAAGACTTAGACGTGGTAATGCTATACAGATTGGTATTTCTCCTTCAGATATAAGTATGGGGTAGGTAGTTGCTTTATTGCATCTTTCCACTTCTCAACGTCACTAGTATAATCACATACTGGTTCTGTCAATGGGCATATGTTCATCCCTGACGCAATGTAATGAAATCCACCTTCGGGGTGTGTATATCTAGACTGTTCATATAACTCACTACTAAAAGCACGCATACCATAATATCCAATACGATCTAAATCATACTCTCTATTGATAGCATCTCGCCAATACTGAGTATGATTTCTTTGTGAGAAGGCATAATGTATTGCAATGAAATCTGCAGTTTGATCCATCTCACGTCTAACGTCTGCATTATACATCTGTTTCAATAATGTTGATGCAGATCCACGTCTTAATGTCTTAGCAAGTTTAATCAGATTATCATGCACATTAAGGAGACCATTTGATTCTAATGGTTCAATAAAACCTGCACTTAGACCAATAGCAACTACGTTATTGACCCATGTGTTCTCATATCTTCCTATCTTCATAGGAACGAACTTCTGTGGTTCTATTCCATAATGATTTTTAAATTCTAATGCTGCATCTTCATGACTAACATACTTTGAAGAATATACATATCCAGTTCCCCAATAATCCCATAGAGGTATCTTCCATGTCCATCCATTATCCATAGCAGTACACTCAGTGTATGCTACCATTTCTTTTTCCTTATCATAGTAAGGTAGTCGTGCTGTTATAGCAGTGTCATTAGGTATGAAATCATAGGGGTGAAACTTCTCTTCTAACCACTCACCCAGTAATAACGATTTAAAACCAGTACAATCAATGAATAAATCTGCTTCAACTTCTGTACCATCATCTAGTACAATGCTATGAATATTAACCTCATCTGTGGTAACATAGTTGACTACGTTAGCACTAATATGTTTTACTTTCTGACAATATCTGTTCTTTAAAAACTGACCATATTTAACAGCATCAAAATGATATGCATAATCTGAATTAGGATCAACCTTACCTTCTGCAGCGATCGTGGCAATATGGTTGATACTAGTGGCATAATCATTATGATCTAGACCAGTACGTAATGCTTCACTCCACCATGATGATGGATCTTTTGGTGATAAACCAAAGGGGTAAAAAAATGACCCAGAATTTTTTTCAAGAAAATTGGTAAACATAATGGCATGTTTGATCGTGCCACCTGTCTCCCTGATGAAGTCATCTTCATCTTCTCTTATACCAACAAAATCTATCCAACGTTGGAATTGATGTAAAGTACTCTCACCGACACCAGAAATCGGAACGTCTGGACTTTCGACGAGAGTAATATCATAATCTAATTTGCGACAAAAAGTGGTGGCAGTCATCCATCCAGATGACCCACCACCAACAATACAGACTTTCATTTAGTCTTCAGATGCTAATTTAGCGAAGTAAGATAAGGTATCATCTGAACCTGCTGCTACTGGAGTTTGTACTGCAGTAGGTGTTGCGGGAGATACTTCCTCATCAACCGTTTCTGGATCAGGACGGTAAGTTGACTTAAGAGTTCTGTCAAGACGTTCCTTGAGTTCCTCGTAAGATTTGAACTGATCATCAGCAGTGAATGCAGAGAGACTATGTTCTTGCTTCCAAATACCCTCAAGTTCCTTATCGCTAAAGTCTCCAAGTGTTGCTGAAGTATCAAACTCAGACTTATCGTAGTTCCAAAAACCTGCAACTTTAGTGATCTTGAGTTTGAAGTCAGCACCCTTCCATAGATCGAATGGGTTTACTGGTGTTTCATCCTCAAATGCAGGTTGCATTGATTCCATAATCTTATCAAAGATCTTCTTACCATAACGGTATAAGAAGACTTTACCCTCGTTCTCAGGGTTGGCACTATCCTTAACAACGTAGATATTGCTGTAATAGTTTAACTTACGTTTCTGGTTACGTGCTTGTGCTCTCTGTGGAGAACCTTCACCACCAGAATTCCAGAGTTCCCTGTTCAAGTCAGAAACAGGATCCTTTTTGCCCAAAGTCGTTAGACTGTTTTCAATATACCATCCACCTG